TGGCAGATACATTTACAACGAATTTAAACTTAACCAAACCAGAAGTAGGAGCATCTACAGATACCTGGGGAACAAAGCTAAACGCTGACCTCGATACTGTTGACGGATTATTTAGCTCTACTGGTACTTCGGTAGCTATGAACCTAGACGGAGCAGTTATAGACAGCTCTGTTATTGGTGGCACTACAGCAGCAGCTGGATCTTTCACAACCCTTACAGCAAGTACATCTATCACAGGTACATTAACAGGTAATGTAACAGGTAATGTAACTGGTAACTTAACAGGCGATGTAACAGGAGATGTTACTGGTGACTTAACAGGAACAGTTTTAACAGCAGCACAGCCTAATATTACAAGTCTTGGTACTCTTACAGGATTGACAACTACAGGCAACATCAACTTTGGCGATAACGACAAAGCCATCTTTGGAGCAGGTTCTGATTTACAGATTTATCACGATGGTTCGCATAGTTATATAGAAGATGCTGGAACTGGAAATTTAAGAATTGATGCACAAAGTTTTCAGGTGCGAAAACAAGGCACTACAGAAAATATAGCAGGTTTTGCAGCAGATGGTGCAGTAACTCTTTATTACGACAACGCAGAAAAACTAGCCACAACCTCAACAGGCATAGACGTAACAGGCGTTATTACCACAGATGGTCTTACAACAAGTGCAGACATTAACTTTGGCGATAGCGATAAAGCTCAGTTTGGTGCTTCTAATGATTTACAGATTTATCATGATGGGTCTGATAGCTATGTAAAGGATGCTGGTGCTGGATATTTGAATTTGCTTGGAACTGGGAGGGTTGTAGTTGGGCATCCGTCTAATGGTCATGTATATCTAAATGCTAATTACGGTGGCGATGTTGAGCTTTTCTTTAGCAACAGCAAAAAGCTAGAAACCACCTCCACAGGCATAGACGTAACAGGCACAGCCATAATGGATGGGTTGACTGTTGATGGCGTAGGTCTTATTCAAGCTAATATGGGTGCTAAATTAGAAATTAAATCAACTGATAACTTTATTAATGTTGGTGAGGTTGTTGGTTCTTTAGACTTCATATCTGCTGATTATAATTATTCTGCACAACCAATCAAAGGTCAGATTAGAACAGAATCTGTATCTTCTATTGGAGACTCTGCTGTAATTATTGCAACTACAGAAACAACTGATTTAAGAGACAGGATTAAAATTAATAACAATGGAGACATCTCCTTCTACGATGACACAGGCTCAAGCCAAGCTCTATTCTGGGATGCAAGTGCTGAAAGTTTGGGTATTGGAACGACTAGTCCTCTGCAAAAACTTCATGTTAATTCAGGTACTGGAAACAGTGCTGCTATATTTGAAAGCACAGATTCAACCTCGCAAATATGGTTAAAAGATTCAGCATCTTCTACAACCTACCAAACGGGACTTGGATGCTTTGGAGATAATCTGCTGTTTAACAACGGCGGTGAACGCATGAGAATAGACTCATCAGGCAACGTGGGTATTGGAACTACGAGTCCTGCAGCAGCTTTAGACATACACGATGCATCAGCAACTATTGTAGTGAGAGATACTACATCTGCTGCTACAGGTGTTGGTGGAGCAATTAGTTTTCAAGGATTTACTTCAGGAACAGGCAGCCCAAATAATTTTGGAAAAATTAAAGGTACTAAAGCATCAGGAAATGTTGGAGGAGAATTAACATTTTCTACTTCAGCTACAAATGGCACAATGACAGACCGAATGATTATTGATGAATCAGGCAATGTTGGTATTGGAACGACTAGTCCACAACTACCGCTTCATGTTAAAGGAGATTTCCCAACCGCTGTAATTGAAAGAAATGCAGGAACAACTGCTGCTTCTGGTTTGGTTTTTACAAATAGTACAACTAATGGAACTTATATTTCAGGTTCAGATACAACTTTTACAGTTGGTCATGTTACAGATTATGAGGGTAGTCCTTCTTATTCTGAACGCATGAGAATAGACTCATCAGGTAACTTGCTTGTGGGCACTACAAGCTCATCACAAATATCTGGTGCTGGAGTAAAACTTATTGATGATGGTACTAACGGTAGAGTTTTTGTTATGGGAGCAAGTCATACATCAGGAGAAGCTTATTCACTTTACGCTAATGGTTCATATAGATTTTATGTTGCTTATGGTGGTGCAATAGCTTCTACTAGTACTTCTATTACAGCTATATCAGACGAAAGATTAAAAGAAAATATTGTAGATTTAGAAACTGGTTTATCTGAGGTAATGTCTTTAAAACCAAGAAGATTTGATTGGAAGGAAAATGAAGGTTCTAATGAAAAAAATGTAGCAGGTTTTATAGCACAAGAAGTAGAAACAGTATTACCTGATTTAATTGGAGACTTTAAACACGAAGAATTAGAAGATGCTAAAGCTGTAAAAATGGGAGACATGATTCCAACACTAGTCAAAGCTATACAAGAACAACAAACATTAATAGACGATTTAAAAACTAGAATAGAAGCCTTAGAAGGCTAAAGGAGAATAATTATGGCAAATACATATACATGGGATTGTAAAACAGTAGATACATATCCAACACACGACAGTCATTCAGACGTTGTTTACAACGTACATTGGCGATTAAACGCAGAAAGCGATCAACAAGATGCTGAAGGTAATAACTACGCAGCTTCGTCTTATGGCACTCACAGCGTTAATGCAGATGACATATCTAGCTTTGTACCTTTTGCAGATCTTACCAATGACACAGTTACTGGTTGGGTTACAGCAGGTATGGGCGAAGATGAAGTAGCTAGTCTAAAGTCTGGACTAGATGCTCAAATCGCATTACTGATTACACCAACATCTGTTACTAAAACAATAGGTTAAAAATGGCACTATTGCCTGTAACTCCGCCAGCTGGCATAGTCAACAACGGAACTGACTATGCTAACAAAGGTCGTTGGGTTGACGGCAATCTTGTGCGTTTTGAAAATGGCTATCTTAAGCCTATCGGTGGTTGGTCTAAACTAAAAACTACAGCACTAGACGGAGAGCCTATAGGTATGTATGCCTATAAGGACAACCTAGGTGCTTCTATTTTAGCTGTTGGTACAAGACAAAAGGTTTATGTCCTATACGACAACACTTGGACTGATATAACACCATCTGGTTTTGTAAATGATGCCTCTAATGATCCTCTTGGTTATGGTGCATACCACTATGATGTAGAAGATTATGGCGATGCTAGAAGTCAATCTGGTTTACCTCTTGATACAGGTCATTTCTCCTTTGATAACTGGGGAGAGGATTTAATCTTTTGTTTTTCTGGCGATGGCAAAATATACAAGTGGAGGCCAGTTTCAGGCGGAACAGCTGATACCATAGGTACAGTTGTAACTAACGCTCCTACAGGCTGTCAGGCTGTCCTAGTAACCAATGAAAGGCACTTAGTTGCTATTGGTTCTGGTGGAGATCCTAGAAAAATATCTTGGAGTGATAGAGAAGATAGAAACACTTGGACATCTAAAGCCACCAACACAGCAGGTGATGTACAAATACCTACAGGCGGTAGAGCATTATTAGCAGTTAAATACCAAAACGATGTCATTATCTTTAGTGATACTGGTATAGATAGAATGAGCTATGTAGGCTCTCCTTTTGTTTATGGTATAACAGCAGCAGGTGCAAACTGTAAAGCAGTCAGCAGAAGATCAGTAGTACAAACTGGTAACTTCCTAGCGTGGATGGGCGAAAACTCTTTCTTTGTTTATGATGGCGTTGTGCGTGAAATACCATGTGATGTGCATGATTATGTATATGACCAACTAAACGTACCAGGAAGGAAGGCGTGCTGGGGTGGACATAACTCTAACTTCAACGAAATATGGTGGGGTTTCCCAAGTGGCGATGGTATATATTTACCAAACAAATATGTTATCTGGAACTATTTAGCAAACACTTGGTCTGTAGGAACAATGGATAGAGGTTGTTGGATTGACCAAGGCGCGTTTGATTATCCTATAGCTGGAGATTCAGCTGGATTTATATATGAACACGAATCAACCACATTATCTAACTCACCAAACCTAAACAGCGATGTACCATTTTGTACAAGTGGTCCAATAGAACTAGGCAATGGTGATAACTATGTGCAATGTAATCAAATTATTCCAGATGAAGAAGCAAACACATTACCAGGTGTAACAATAAGTTTTAAAGGTAAGTTTACCCCATTAGGTAGCGAAACAGACTTTGGTAGTTTTACCTTTGAGAATGATGGATATACCGATGCTAGGTTTACAGCACGACAAGTACAGATGACTGTAACAGGTAGCACAACACAAGATTTCCAAGTTGGTAATATAAGATTAAGCCTAAGAAACAGAGGTAGAAGGTAATGGAGTTATCCTCACAAAGACAATATATACAACGTATAGAAGT